CGGCTGGTTCAACAGGATTTACAGGATCATCAGGTTCTTTAGGTTACACTGGCTCAGCAGGTGCTGGTTTTACAGGTTCGGCTGGTTCAACAGGATTTACAGGATCATCAGGTTCTTTAGGTTACACTGGCTCAGCAGGTGCTGGTTTTACAGGTTCGGCTGGTTCAACAGGATTTACAGGATCATCAGGTTCTTTAGGTTACACTGGCTCAGCAGGTGCTGGTTTTACAGGTTCGGCTGGTTCAACAGGATTTACAGGATCATCAGGTTCTTTAGGTTACACAGGTTCGGCAGGTACAACAGGATTTTCAGGTTCAAAAGGAGATTCAGGTTCAATTGGATATACAGGTAGTTTAGGTTACACAGGATCAACAGGTGTTGGATATACAGGTTCAACCGGTACGACAGGATTTACAGGTTCAAAAGGAGATTCAGGTTCAACTGGATATACAGGTTCACAAGGTGTTGGTTACACGGGCTCTCAAGGAGATTTAGGTTACACAGGTTCTAAAGGAGATTCAGGTTCTTTAGGTTATACAGGTTCACGAGGTGTTGGTTTTACAGGTTCACAAGGAGATTTAGGATTTACAGGTAGTTTAGGTTATTCAGGATCAGCAGGTGTTGGTTATACAGGTTCAAAAGGAGATTCAGGATCTTTAGGTTATACAGGTTCACAAGGTGTTGGTTTTACAGGTTCACAAGGAGATTTAGGATTTACCGGTTCAAAAGGTGATATTGGTTATTCAGGTTCTTTAGGTTATACAGGTTCACAAGGTGTTGGTTATACCGGTTCAGAAGGTATAACAGGATTTACCGGTTCAAAAGGTGATTTAGGATTTACAGGCAGTTTAGGTTACACTGGCTCAGCGGGTGCTGGGTATACAGGTTCAACAGGATTTACTGGATCATCAGGAGTTGGTTTCACAGGATCATCTGGTGTTGGTTACACAGGATCTATAGGATTTACAGGATCAGCTGGAGTTGATGGATATTCAGGATCAAAAGGAGATATTGGTTATTCAGGAAGTTTAGGATACACAGGATCAAAAGGAGATATTGGTTATTCAGGAAGTTTAGGATACACAGGATCAAAAGGTGATTTAGGATTTACAGGTAGTTTAGGATATACAGGATCAAAAGGTGATTTAGGATTTACAGGTAGTTTAGGATATACAGGATCAAAAGGTGATTTAGGATTTACAGGATCAACGGGTGCTGGTTACACAGGTTCACAAGGTTACACAGGCTCTGAAGGAAATTTAGATGTTACAACTTCTGCTACTCCACCGGCAGGCGCTCAACTTGGAGATGTTTGGTTAGATGAAGCCACGGGTGTTCAATATTTTTATTATAACGATGGAAACTCAGATCAGTGGGTAGAATTTTCAAACGTAGGATTACCAGGTGTTACAGGATCACAAGGTAACATTGGTTACGTTGGTTCAAGAGGTGAAATAGGATATACAGGCTCAGTTGGTTACACAGGCTCATTAGGAAATATTGGGTACACAGGATCAGCAGGTGCTGGTTATACCGGTTCACAAGGAGATTTAGGTTACACAGGCTCATTAGGAAATATTGGGTACACCGGCTCATTAGGAAATATTGGTTTTACCGGTTCAGTTGGTTACACAGGCTCATTAGGAAATATTGGGTACACAGGTTCAAAAGGCGATACAGGTTTCACAGGATCACAAGGAGATTTAGGTTACACAGGCTCATTAGGAAATATTGGGTACACAGGATCAGCAGGTGCTGGTTATACCGGTTCAGTTGGTTACACAGGCTCATTAGGAAATATTGGTTATACAGGATCAGCTGGAGTTGGTTACACAGGATCAGCTGGAGTTGGTTACACAGGCTCATTAGGAAATATTGGTTACGTTGGTTCACAAGGTTCTATAGGTTATACAGGTTCGGCTGGTTACACAGGTTCATTAGGAAATATTGGTTACGTTGGCTCGCAAGGTTCTATAGGTTACACAGGATCAGCTGGAGTTGGTTACACAGGATCAAAAGGTGATTTAGGATTTACAGGCTCAGCAGGAACATCAGGACCGTTTGCTACTTGTAACACAAATAACATTGTTTCAACAGGAGCTGGTATAGGCACTGGTACGGGTGGAACAGGTACAAATAATTTCTTTGCTGGCCAGTCTGCTGGTTGTAGTACTTCATCATCAGGACTATTTAATAAAAATAACATTGCTATTGGTTGTTCTGCTGGCAAAAATATTACAACAGGTAGTAATAACGTATTTTTAGGTGAAGATACTGGTGGTCAGTTAACAACGGGTAGTAATAACATTGCTATTGGATGTGAAGCAGGAAGAGTATTAACTGAAGGTAGTGTTAATATATTAATAGGAATAGGAGCTGGATTTAGAACATCTACTGGTAATAATAATATTATGTTAGGTAATAACGTTGGAAGAGAAAATCTTACAGGAAGCAGCAACGTTTATCTAGGAGCTGCTGTAGGTAATTGTGGAACAATAGCAAATCAAAACATTTTTTTAGGTGATTGTTCAGGAAATAGAATTACAACAGGATGTAATAATATTTTTGCTGGTCAATGTGCTGGTTTTTGTAACACAACAGGCACTAACAATATATTTTTAGGACAAAATGCTGGTAATGATCTTACTATAACTTGTTCAAATCAAATTGTTTTAAAAGCGGGTACTAACGAACTTAAAGTAGATTCAGCTGGTGCTTTTACACTTAATGGAACTGCTGTAGGTTCTGGTGGAAGTGGTTACACAGGTTCAGCAGGCGCTATAGGTTATACAGGAAGTTTAGGTTACACAGGTTCAGCAGGCGCTATAGGTTATACAGGAAGTTTAGGTTACACAGGTTCAGCAGGCTCTATAGGTTTTACAGGTTCAAAAGGAGATTTAGGATTTACAGGAAGTTTAGGATATACAGGATCAGCTGGAGTTGGTTACACAGGTAGTTTAGGTTACACAGGATCAGCTGGAGTTGGTTACACAGGTTCATCAGGTGTTATAGGTTATACAGGATCAAAAGGTGATGTTGGTTCACCAGGAGGATATACAGGTTCACAAGGTGATACAGGTTATACGGGTAGTTTAGGATATACTGGTTCAGCAGGAGTTGGTTATACAGGCTCACAAGGTGATATTGGATATTCAGGAAGTTTAGGTTATACAGGTTCAGCAGGAGTTGGTTATACAGGTTCAGCAGGCGCTGGTTACACAGGAAGTTTAGGTTATACAGGTTCAGCAGGAGTTGGTTATACAGGTTCAGCAGGCGCTGGTTACACAGGATCAAAAGGTGATATTGGATATTCAGGTTCACAAGGTCCATCAGGAGGATATACAGGTTCACAAGGGGATATAGGTTATACAGGATCAGGAGGAACTGGATTATCTACAAGAACAACTGTTACAGGAACAACTTCAAGTTTAGCAAATAATGCTTCTGATAATTTAAATATTACAGGATTTAAATCTTATCAACTTTTAAAAATACAAACATCAGCCGCAGCTTGGGTAACATTATATACAGATAGCACTAATAGAACATCAGATAGTAGCAGATCACAAACTACAGATCCATTACCAGGTTCAGGAGTAATAGCTGAAGTTATTACAACAGGTGCTCAAACTATTTTAATGACGCCATCATCTTTAGGATTTAATAATGAAAGTCCTGTTACAACTACAATACCTACAAAAGTTGTAAATTTAAGTGGAGGCACTACAACAATTACCGTTACACTGACATTAACACAACTAGAAACATAAAATGTCCGAATTTAAAGAGTACGTAGTTACCGTAAAAAATAAATCGGATGTGGATTCTTTTTATGATGATATGGATTCTGAAAATGGTACAGATTATATTCCAAACAGAAAAGTTGAAATTGCTCAACTAAGAGAAATTAGCCGAAGCACACATTATTTTCTTACAGAAGAAGAATCACAAAAATTAAAAAATGATAGTAGAGTTTTTGCCGTAGAACAATTGCCTAGCGCTCTTGGTGCTACTCCAGGAATAATTCCGATAAAGCCAGGAAAGGTATGGAGTCAAACAGCAAATTTTGAAAAAAATCCTACAATAGATACCAACGACAAAAATTGGGGATTAGAAAGAGTTACAAGAGGATCTCAATTATCTGGATGGGGAAATGAAACATCTACATATTGGAACGGAACTGCTTATGCTGACTTTACTCAAACAACTCAATCACTAACTACAACAAGTTCAGGAAAAAATGTAGATATAATAATAGTTGACGATCATATTAATCCAAATCATCCTGAGTTTGCTGTCAACGTTGATGGCACAGGAGGCTCGAGAGTGATTCAATATAATTGGTTTCAACATAGCGCTTCGTTAGGAATTTCAACAACAGGAAGTTATGAATATAATTTTGATGGTGCTCATGGAACTCATGTAGCAAGTACTGCTGCTGGCAATACACAAGGCTGGGCTAGAGACGCAAACATTTATAATATAAATTTTAGTTATTCAGGAACAAATAAACCATCAGGCGAATGGGCTCTTTATATATACGATTACATTCGAGCCTTTCACGCAAGCAAACCTATTAATTCTGCTACAGGTAGAAAAAATCCTACAATTGTAAATAATAGTTGGTCATTTATATCATATCTTTTTTTATCAGGTGCGAGTTCTGTAAATTATAGAGGAACAACAATTGATTTAACAGGAAAAACTGTTGCTGAGAAAAAAACTATTTTAGAACAACAATGTGGTTGTAATGTAGTATTACAAATATTTGGTTCAAATTTAGCGGTAGAGGTTGGGAATATATTTGCAGGAATGGAAACAGATATTACTGATCTTATTAATGATGGAATAATTATAACAGCAGCTGCTGGAAATGGTTATGCTAAAATGGTTAAATCTGGAGATTTAGATTATAATAATACATTAAATTTTTTAAATTTTTGTAGAGGATCTTCTCCTGCGGCAAGCACTGGTGTAATAGTAGTAGGTGCTACTAACGCAACAAGATGGGATATGAAATCGTCTTTTAGTAATTATGGAAGTAGAGTTGATATCTATGCTCCTGGTTTTAATATTGTTGGAGCTGTTTATGATAGTAATGCTGCCACAGAATTTGGTGTTACATTAGTAAATGATCCGAGAGATAGTAATTACAAATTAGCTTCTGTATCTGGAACAAGTATGGCGTGTCCTCAGGTAACAGGAATTTTAGCATGTTTACTTGAACAATGGCCTTCTACAACACAGTCTGAAGCATTACAATATTTAATAGATAATTGTACAACGAATCAAATTATAGATCCTGGTGTAATGTATCCAGATACTTCTTATGTTCCTAGTCCTTATAATAGTCTAGGAGAATCAGGAACTAACTCAAATAATAGATCTTTGTTTTATAAAAAAGAAAGACAAACGAGTGGAAACATATCTAAAGGTACGTTTAAACGTAGACCTACTAGTAGTAATTGTTATCCAAGACAACAAATAAGAAAATATGGTTAAGGAAAAGAATATTATAAATAATTTCTTTAAATATATAATTAAAAAAAAATATTTTTAAAAAAACTGCTTTTGAACTATTTTTTTATATAAATAATTACACTAATTAACTAAACTAACTTATAAAGGTTAAAAGAACAAGTATGCCAACTATAAATTTTCCTTCAACAGGGTTAACACCAAACGTATCAACATATTCAGTAGGTAATCGTACATGGAAATGGAACGGACTTGCTTGGGAGTTAGTACCTCTTACAGCCGGTTTTACAGGTTCTCAAGGTAATATAGGTTACACAGGTTCTAAAGGCGACACAGGCTTTACAGGTTCTCAAGGAAATTTAGGTTACACAGGTTCTCAAGGAAATTTAGGTTACACAGGATCAAAAGGCGATCAAGGTAACATAGGAAATACAGGTTACACTGGTTCACAAGGTGATATTGGTTACACAGGTTCTAAAGGCAACATAGGTTACACAGGTTCAAAAGGTGATGTTGGTTTTACAGGTTCTCAAGGAGATATCGGTTACACAGGATCAAAAGGTAATACAGGTTTAGGATTTAACATTGCTAAAATATATTCAACTGTAGCAGCATTAAACGCAGATACTTCACCATCAGGAATTGTTGCTGGAGAATTTGCTATTATTTCTACTGTTGATGTTAGTGATGCGGACAATTCGAAATTATATTTATGGAGTGGTTCATCATACAGTTTTGTTTCTGATTTATCAGGAACAATAGGATTTACAGGATCAGCTGGAGTTGGTTACACTGGATCTAAAGGTGATACAGGTTTCACAGGTTCTCAAGGAGATTTAGGTTACACAGGATCAAAAGGTGATACTGGTTACGTAGGTTCTCGAGGCGATCAAGGTTATACAGGTTCAACAGGTTTCACAGGTTCACAAGGTAATATCGGTTATACAGGTTCAAAAGGAGATACAGGTTATACAGGCTCTGAAGGAAATTTAGATGTTACAACTTCTTCTACTCCTCCTTCAGGTCAACAATACGGAGATATTTGGATTGATGAAAATTCAGGTATTCAATATTTCTGGTACAATGATGGAAATTCAGATCAGTGGGTAGAATTTGCTAACCAAGGTTTAGTAGGTTTCACAGGATCAGCTGGTTCAGCTGGTTTCACAGGATCAGCTGGTTCAGCTGGTTTCACAGGATCAGCGGGTACAAATGGTTACACAGGATCAGCTGGTGTTGGAGTAACATGGCAGTCAGTTCAAACTTCAAACTTTAACGTAACTGCAAGTCAAGGATATTTTGTAAATACAACTTCTGCTGCTATCACAGCAACATTACCATCTTCTCCTACTTTAGGCGATCAAGTTACATTTATAGATTATGCTGGAACTTTTGATAGTAATAATTTAACGATTGCAAGAAACGGTAAAAACATTCAAGGTCTTGCTGAAAATTTAATAGTATCGGTTGAGAGATCTGGACTTACATTAGTATTTACAGATAATACTCAAGGTTGGTTATTACAAACTAAGTAATTTAAAAGGATATAAAAAGATATGGCAACATATACTGGAATAAAAGGACAAAGTGTACAAGTAGTAAGTAGTGATCCTAGTCCATTAATACCAGGACAAATCTGGTACAACTCAACAAGCAATACATTAAAAGCGGCCGTTCAAGAGGCTGGTTCTCCAGCATGGACTACAGGTGGAAATTTAAACACAGGTAGACGTGCTTTAGCAGGTGCTGGTACAAACACAGCAGCATTGGCCTTTGGTGGAAATCCAAATCCTATTACAGGAGCTACAGAATCATATAACGGTACTTCATGGACAACTGGCGGTTCTATGGGTCAAGCTACTTATGGTAGAGGAAGAGAACGTTTAGCTGGTGCTGGTACAAACACAGCAGCCTTGGCTTTTGGTGGACGTAATAACCCTGTTGGCAGTTACGGAAGCTGTACTGAATCATATAATGGCTCAACTTGGACTGCTGGTGGTGCTTTAAGTAATGCCAGAGATAGTCATGGTGGAGCTGGTACATCAAACACAGCAGCATTGGCCTTTGGTGGCCCAGGTAATCCAAAGATGAGATGCACTGAATCTTATAACGGTTCAACATGGACAGCTGGCGGTGCTATGGGTACAGGTAGATATGAATTAGGTGGAGCTGGTACAAGCACATCAGCATTGGCTTTTGGTGGGTATTGTTATGATAATATGTCGTCTACAGAATCATATAATGGTTCAACTTGGACTGCTGGCGGTTCTTTAGGTACGGCCAGAAGAAAAATATCAGGGTCGGGTACATCAAACACAGCAGCATTGGCCTTTGGTGGATCTACCGCAAGTAACGCTAGTGCATTAACATGTGCTGAATCATATAATGGCACCTCTTGGACAGCTGTTGGTGCTATTAATACAGCCCGATATGCTTTTGCAGGTGCTGGTACAAACACAGCAGCTTTGGCCTTTGGTGGAGAAGATGGTGCAACTTATGTCGCTGACCAAACTGAATCATATGGCGCCGGTCTTGCAACTTGCACTAAAACATTAACGATATCATAAAAGTATTATAAATGTCTTTAATAACATTTAATAATCAATTTAATGTTAACATAGAGAGATAAAAATACATGGCAACATATACAGGAATCAAAGGACAAGATATACAAGTAGTAAGTAGTGATCCTAGTCCATTAATACCAGGACAAGTTTGGTACAACTCAACAAGCAATACATTTAAAGCGGCCGTTCAACAGGCTGGTGCTGCGGCATGGACAGCAGGTGGTGCTATGATTACTGGTAGACGTAATTTAATGGGCGCTGGTACAAACACATCAGCATTGGCTTCTGGTGGTACAGGTGGTCAAGCGAATACAGAATCATATAACGGTTCCACTTGGGAAGATGGTGGTCTGCTGAATAATTTCAGATTTTTAACTGCAGGTGCTGGTGCATCAAACACAGCAGCATTAATCTTTGGTGGTTTTTCTACTGCAAATACTGGAGCTACAGAATCATATAATGGTTCAACATGGACAGCCGGTGGTGCTATGGGTAATGCCAGATATGCTCACGGAGGTGTTGGTACAAACACATCAGCATTAGGTTTTGGTGGTTATGCTCCATATTTAAGTATTGCATGTACAGAATCATATAACGGCTCAGCTTGGACAGCTGGTGGTGCTATGGGTACGGCCAGATGTGCTTTAGCAGGCGCTGGTGCATCAAAAACAGCAGCATTGGCCTTTGGTGGATTTACAACAGCCAACGTTGCATGTACAGAATCATACAATGGTACCTCTTGGACAGCTGGTGGTGCTATGGCTACAGCTAGGCAGAGTTTAGCAGGTGCTGGTACAAACACAGCAGCATTGGCCTTTGGTGGAGCTACAACAGCTAGCGTTGCATGTACTGAATCATATAACGGCTCAACATGGACAGCTGGTGGTGCTTTAGGTTTGGCCAGATGTGGTTTAGCAGGTGCTGGTACAAACACAGCAGCATTAGCCTTTGGTGGTGGGACTTACCCTAATGGAAACTGTACAGAATCATATAGTGTTGGCAGCCCCGCAACTTGCATTAAAACATTAACGATATCATAAAAGTATTATAAATGTCTTTAATAACATTTAATAATCAATTTAATGTTAACATAGAGAGATAAAAATACATGGCAACATATACTGGAATAAAAGGACAAAGTGTACAAGTAGTAAGTAGTGATCCTAGTCCATTAATACCAGGTCAAGTTTGGTACAACTCAACAAGCAATACATTTAAAGCCGCCGTTCAAGAGGCAGGTGGTCCTGCAGCATGGACTGCTGGAGGTGCTTTAGGTACAGGCAGATCAAGATTAGCAGGTGCTGGTGCATCAAACACAGCAGCATTGGCTTTTGGTGGATGTACAACAGCAAATACATGGCTTGCATGTACAGAATCGTATAACGGCTCAGCTTGGACTGCTGGCGGTGCTATGGGTACAGCCAGATATGGTTTAGTTGGTGCTGGCACAAACACATCAGCATTGGCCTTTGGTGGTAGAGCTTCATATGTAAATGTTGGATGTACTGAATCATATAACGGCACTTCATGGACAGCTGGTGGTGCTATGGCTACGGCCAGACAGGCTTTAGCAGGAGCTGGTGCATCAAACACAGCAGCACTGGCCTTTGGTGGTGGTACTATCCCCAATAGGAGGTGTACAGAATCATATAATGGTTCTACATGGACAGCTGGTGGTGGTTTAAGTACGGGCAGAAGTTATTTATCAGGTATTGGTACAAACACAGCAGCACTGGCCTTTGGTGGTGCCCCTAATGCAGATGCTGATGGTACATGTACCGAATCATATGACGGTTCAGTTTGGACAGGTGGTGGAGCTATGTCTACAGGCAGATCAAAATTAGCAGGTGCTGGTACAAACACAGCAGCATTGGCCTTTGGTGGAGTTACAACAGCTCTCTTTGCATGTACAGAATCATATAACGGTTCTACATGGACAGATGTTAGTGCTTTGGGTACGGCCAGAGACAGATTAGCAGGAGCTGGTACAAACACAGCAGCATTGGCCTTTGGTGGAGGAAACACAGCTAGCGTTGCATGTACAGAATCATATGGTGCAGGCCTTACAACATCAACTAAAACATTAACGATATCATAAAAGTATTATAAATATCTTTAATAACATTAATATAAAGGTATTATGAAAACTGATGAAAAAGTAAAAATAGATTCTTTAATAGAAAAAGAATATTCTCATTTAGATAAAATTTTAACAAACGAAGATGTTGAAGATTTTAAAAAACTTAGAAATGAATTAAAAGACACTTGGTCTAAAAAACAAATTTTCAGAACAGAAACAGAAATGCGTATAGCCGTAATTGATGACGGCCGTTACCCCACAAACGCTTCAAAGTATTGGCAAGCGGTAAGAGAACAATCAGTATTTTTCGAAAATCTAATGTCATTATCTTTTGACTATCGTAGAAACGATATTAGAATAAAAAAGTTAGAAAGAAAATTAGATAATGAAACTGATGATTTACAAAAAGAATTATTACAAGTATCTTTAGATGAAAAAATATATGCAAAAGCAAGTATGGAACAAACGGCAAAAGATCGTATGAGAGAAATTAAGTTATGGTCTCAAATTAAATCTGAAATTGATGATGGTACTTTTGACAACAAAAATGTAAATACACATCAAAAAGATTCTTATAAGTATATATTAGAAAATCGTTTTAACAATATGACACCTAATACTCCTCATAACGAAAAATTGGATATTATATCTCAATTGAGTACTATAAATAGAGTAAGAGCTGAGGGTATATTAGAAAACAAAAGTACACCCAAAGTAAGTATAGGAACAGATAAGAATACAGACACTAAATAGTATTGAATTGAAAGTTTTTAATTATGTTAAACAAGAAAATATTTTTTCTTTTAGCTTTGCCTAGATCAGGCAACACAATGTTTGCTTCTTTAATGAATCAAAATCCAGACATTGGTGTCACCGCAAACTCAATTACATTAGAAATAATGAAAGATGTCTTTCTTTTAAAAGAAACAGACGTATTTAAAAACTATCCAGATCATAAATCATTAGATAATGTATTAGACGTTGTATTTGACGCTTACTATAAAGACTGGCCTTACAAATATATTATTGATAGAGGTCCTGTTATGACACCAGGTAATTTAATGTTAATGCAAAAACATTTAAAACAACCGATTAAGTGTGTTATTATTTGGAGAGATTTATTAGATGTAATTGCTTCTTTTATTAAATGGTTTGAAAATGAACCTACGGCTTATATTCATAATTATGGTCATAAAAATATTGAAGAAAAATGTTGGGCTTTAATGAGTAAAGATGGACAAATAGCAAAAGAACTAATAGCCGTTCAAAATGCTCTAAAACCTGAAAATAAAGACATGACACTTATTATTAAATATAATGATTTGGTGGATAATACTGAAAATGAAATAAGAAAAGTATATAAATTTTTAGACATACCTTATTTTAATCACAACTATAATTCATTATCACAGTTTAGTGTAAATGGTATTCCTTATGATGATCGAATCGTAGGTAAAAATTTACACACAATCAAAACAAAAATAGAAAAACAACCTAATGTTTATAGAGATAAGATACCTCAAGGTATTATAAACGCCTATAAACATATAACATTGTGAGAAAATATCATATGAAATATAACACTAAATATATTTACAACAAAAAAGGAGAAATGAAAAATGAATTTTGATTTTATATTTTTAGGACAATCTGTTTTAAAATATGAAGTTCCTATAGACATATTTAACTGTATTAATAATGTATATGAACAAAAAAGAGTTTCTTTACCTCCTGCTAATTTACAATTAGTAGGAAAAATTGAAAAAGAACATTCTTTGTTTTATAATGGAGATGATGAATCTAAAATGAAAAGACACAATGAATTGCCTGTAAACGTAATAAATTGGTTTGCGGAAACTTTTCATCATTATTTAGATTTTAATAAAATAAAAAATTATCAAACTCGTATAAATTCAATATGGGTAAATGAAATGAAAGCTCATGAATATAATCCTATGCACATACATCAAGGTACTTTAACTACAGGCCTTTCTTCTGTTATGGTATTAAAATTACCAAATACGTATGGTGTTGAATATTCATCTGCTGAAAATCCTCAAAACGGCCGTTTACAGTTATTAGGTTCTTCTTCAGGTCAATTTGCAAAAATAGATTATCAACCACCTATGTTATTAAGAGATTTTTATGTTTTTCCTTATGATATGAGGCACACTGTTTATCCATTTAATGGAACTGAAGATATAAGAAGAACACTAGCAGCTAACATGGACGTAATGTACGATCCTATTGTGAATAGAGGAGCTTAATGATAATAAAAGAACCAAGATGGAAGTCTTATGTTGTAGCTACAACAGTACCGGTTTTTACACCAGAACAATGTCAATTAGTTATTAACGCTGGTCGTTCCGAACCTGCTCAATTAGCAGAAGTAGGTGGTGGTGGTGGTGGTAAGGGAGTTACAGATACAAAAACTAGAACTTCTCATATTAGTTGGATTCCTTTTAATAAGATGCCTGAAATGTATGACGCAATAAATCAATTAATGTTACAAACAAATGCAAATCATTTTGGTTTTGAAAATATGCAGTTAACAGAACCAGCACAATATACAGAATATCCTGAAGGTGGTTTTTATGATTGGCATATAGATAGTGATGTTATAATGGAACATGAACCACCTGTAAGAAAAATATCAATGACATTATTATTGTCTCCTGAAAATGAATTTGAAGGTGGAGGCTTAGAACTAATGTCAGAAGGAAAGATTGCAAGACCAAAACAAGGTTATGCCATTTTCTTTGCATCTTTTATTCGACATAGAGTTATTCCTATTACTAAAGGAAACAGAAAATCACTAGTTATGTGGTTTGGTGGAACTCCATTAAGATAATATGATAATAGAATATTTTTTTCCAACACCCATTTATATATTTGATATACCAAACGCAACTGAATTAAATGCGTCTTTGGAAAAAAACATTATAGAATGGTCACAAAAAGATAGAGGCGTAAAACAAACAAATATAAATGGTTGGCATAGTACAACGGATATGGCCTCAAAACCAGAATATCGAACATTAGTTAATCTATTATATGAAGCTCAAAAAGAAATATTTAAAAAAGAAAATTTAGATGGTGAACCTATCTTAGGTAATATGTGGGCAAACATTAATCCAAAAGGTGGTTCAAATGCACCTCATACTCATCCTAATTGTTTATTTTCTGGTGTGTATTACGTTAGAACACCTGAGAATTGTGGACTATTACAATTTGAAGATCCAAGACCAGGAACAAATCTATATAGGCCTATAAAGAAAGAAGGAATACAAGATGAAAAAGAATATTGGAGAGAAATATTTTATAAACCAGTTGCAGGAAGATTGATTATGTTTCCAGCATGGTTATCACATAAAGTTTTTCCAAATGAATCTGATGATATAAGAATATCTATATCATGGAATTTTTTACAAGATAAATTACATAACGTTTTGAAAGTATGAAATTAAACACTTATTTTATAGAAGGCGGAGTAGGAAAATGCGTAGCATTTACATCTTTAATACCAAAACTGGTTGAGAAAGCTGGCCAAAAAATACAAATACATACACCTTATGTAGATTGTTTTGCTCATAATCCAGAAATTTTAAATATATTTAATGGTCCTTTTAATCATCCTGAAATATTAAAATCTGATAATATATTTTATTGTGAACCTTATAAATCTAATTTTATATTTGGAACTGAACATTTAATAGAGTCATATTGTAATTTATTTGATGTTAAATATGAAGAAAATTTAGTACCAAAATTATATACTTCGGTTTATAAAGACAGAGCAAATTCTTGGTTACGAAAAAATAATATTGTAAATTATATGATGATACAATTTTCAGGTGGGCAACCTCCATTAGGTTGGAATGCTAATAATGCATATCAAAGCTTTAATCCTGGTAGAAATTATCCACCTTATTTAGCCGCAAAGGTAATTGAAAAAATTAATCAAAAATTTCCTAATTTAACTATTATTGATTGTACTTTACCAAATGAACCAGCTTTTAATGGTACTATTAAATGTGATGAACAATATTTTATAATACATGAAATGTTAAAACAAGCTGAAGGATTTATAGGCATTGATAGTTGTTTAAATCATTTTTCAGCATCTGCTGGCACATCAGGTGTTGTTATATGGGGCAATACAAGATGGACACAATTTGGTTATACTCATAATACAAATCTACATTACTTTATGGAACCTGATAAATGGAACGAAAGTAAATATATTGATGGCGACCCACGTAATGTAATGGTAGATCCTGATATAGTATTTAATGAATACGTTAAAGTAAAAGATATTAAAAATCGTAAAATTTCTTGTCTATTTAAATAAAATACTCATAAAACATTATCATCTATTAACTATAAGTTTATATAAATATAGTAAAACTAATCAATATAAACTATGGCCATAAATTTTCCAAGTCCAGCCAATACAAACGATACCTATGCATTAGGTGGGAAAACATGGAAATTTAATGGAAATGCTTGGGAGTTACAACCTTTAACTGCTGGTTATACAGGTTCAATCGGTTACACAGGTTCGGCTGGTACAAATGGTTACACAGGTTCGGCTGGTACAAATGGTTACACAGGTTCACAAGGGAATTTAGGTTACACAGGTTCGGCTGGTACAAATGGTTACACAGGTTCACAAGGGAATTTAGGTTACACAGGATCAGCTTCTACTGTTATTGGTTTTACAGGTTCACAAGGGAATTTAGGTTACACAGGATCAGCTGGTTCAGGTGGAGGTGGAGAAACTTGGGAAGCAAAATCTGCAAATTTTAACGCAGCAGTCAGTTTTGGTTATTTTATAGATACTACATCTGGAGCTATTACTGCAACTTTACCTGCTTCACCTACTATAGGAGAAAAAATAAGTTTTATAGATGCTACAGGCACATTTGACACTAATAACTTAATCGTAGCAAGAAATGGAAAAAATATTCAAGGCATCGCTGAAGATATGACAGTATCATTAGAGAGAGCTGGATTTACACTTGTGTTTTATGATAACACACAAGGTTGGTTAATAAAAGAAAAATAAAAAAACCAAATAAAATATGTCTACATATACACAACTTAGAGGCACAAAAATATTAAATGTAGATACAAGTTTAGCAAGTAATTGTAGTAATTTACAACCGGGACAAGTAGTACTTAATACAAGTGATCGTAGTTTAAATGTTGTACAATGCACTACACTTCCTGTTTGGACTGTTGGTTCTGTATTAAATGTTTGCAGAAATTCATTAGCAGGTGCTGGTACAAACACAGCATCACTGGCCTTTGGTGGAACTGGATCAGCTTTTACCCTTAGATGTACAGAATCATATAATGGTACTTCATGGACAGCTGTTGGTATTATGGCTTCGGGCAGACAAAGATTAGCAGGTGCTGGTGCATCAAACACAGCAGTATTAGGTTTTGGTGGATATACACCAACTGTTGTTGCATGTACAGAATCATATAACGGCTCGGCTTGGACAGCTGGTGGTGCTATGGCTACAGCCAGGCAGAGTTTAGCAGGTGCTGGTACAAACACAGCAGCATTGGCCTTTGGTGGTAATAATCCATTTATTTCATGTACAGAATCATATAACGGCTCAACATGGACTGCTGGCGGTGCTATGTCTTGTGCCAGATGGCGATTAGCAGGTGCTGGTGCATCAAACACAGCAGCATTGGCCTTTGGTGGTGCTTTTCCTAGAGTTTCATGTACAGAATCATATAATGGCACTTCATGGACAGCTGGTGGTGCTTTAGGTGTAGCTAGATATAATATGGGAAGTGCTGGTACAAACACAGCAGCATTGGGTTTTGGTGGATATTGCGGATTTCCCAATCGAGTTGCTTGTGCTGAATCATATAACGGTTCGGCTTGGACAGCTGTTGGTGCTATGGCTACGGCCAGATGGCGATTAGCAGGTGATGGTGCATCAAACACAGCAGCATTGGCCTTTGGTGGAATGACAACATATGGACTTAGTGTTACATGTACAGAATCATATGCATCAGGAAAAATTTTAACAAAAAAAATATAAAAATAAAAAAATATGTCAAATTATTTAAATCTTATAGGTAGTTACTTAATAAAAGTAGATAATTTAAATAATATTAAAGGAGGTAATCTAGCTAATGCTCAATTAGTTTATAGTGATTCTTGTCAATTAGCTGCTGTTTTTAAAACTAATACTCCTGTATGGTCAACTTTAGGCTCTCTGTCTTTGAACAGACAACAATTAGCAGGTGCTGGTACAAACACAGCAGCATTGGCCTTTGGTGGACTTTCTGGTGGAGGTCTCATTTCATGTACAGAATCATACAACGGCTTAACATGGACTGCTGGTGGTGATATGGTTCAGGCCAGACGACAATTAGCAGGCGCTGGTACAGCCACAGCAGCATTGGGTTTTGGTGGATATACATTTGGACCTATGATTGCATGTACAGAATCATATAACGGTTCAACTTGGACTGCTGGTGGTGCTATGGCTACGGGCAGAAGGGAATTAGCAGGTGCTGGTGCATCAAACACAGCCGCATTAGCCTTTGGTGGATGTACGACAGCTAACGTTGCATGTACGGAATCATATAATGGCTCAGCTTGGACAGCAGGTGGTGCTATGGGTACGGCCAGACGTACTTTAGCAGGTGATGGTACAAACACAGCCGCATTAGCCTTTGGTGGATGTACGACAGCTAACGTTGCATGTACAGAATCATATAACGGTTCCACTTGGACAGCAGGTGGTGCTATGGGTACAGCCAGACGTTTATTAGCAGGTGCTGGTGCATCAAACACAGCAGCATTGGCCTTTGGAGGAAATACAAATCAAGATCTTTCATGTACAGAATCATATAACGGCTCGGCTTGGACAGCTGGTGGTGCTATGAATACGGCCAGAAGTGAAATGGGTAGTGCTGGTGCATCAAACACAGCAGCATTAGGTTTTGGTGGAGGTGCTTGTCTTGCATGTACTGAAATGTGGACCACAAATCATATTAGTTTATTAACTTAAAAAAATGTCAGACTTTAAAAAATTAAGAGGTATATCTATACAATCACTAAATTCTAATCCCGATACTGCTGTGGATGGAGATGTTTGGTATGTAAATAACACAAATACAACTAGTGTTAATTTAAGATTATATTCATCACTTGGATCATGGACAGCTGGTGGTGCTTTAGGTACGGCCAGAGGTGGTTTAGCAGGTGCTGGTACAAACACAGCAGCATTAGCCTTTGGTGGTTTTTCACCTAATGGCGCATGTACAGAATCATACAATGGTACTTCATGGACAGCTGGTGGTGCTATGGTTCAGGGCAGAAGATATTTAGCAGGTGATGGTACAAACACATCAGCACTGGCCTTTGGAGGAAATACAACAGCTAACGTTGCATGTACCGAATCATATAATGGATCAGCTTGGACAGCAGGTGGTGCTATGGCTACGGCTAGACGTAGTTTAGCTGGTGCTGGTGCATCAAACACAGCAGCATTGGGTTTTGGTGGATATACAACAGCTAACGTTGCATGTACTGAATCATATAATGGCTCAGCTTGGACAGCAGGTGGTGCTATGGCTACGGCCAGAAGGCAATTAGCTGGTGCTGGTGCATCAAACACAGCAGCATTGGCCTTTGGTGGAAGTGGAGCAGCAGGGTATTTGAGATGTACAGAATCATATAACGGTTCAACCTGGACAGCAGGTGGTGCTATGGGCCAGATTATACGTGTTCACGCAGGTGCTGGTACAAACACATCAGCATTGAGTTTTGGTGGTTTCGTTGGCGGTAATTTTAAAGCAAACACAGAATCATATAATGGTACTTCATGGACAGCTGGTGGTGCTATGGTTCAGGGCAGAAGATATTTAGCAGGTGCTGGTGCATCAAACACAGCAGCACTGGCCTTTGGTGGAAGTGATTCGAGGACATCCACTGAAAGTTATTCAAATATTAATGGATTCAGTAATTTTCAACTTTGATTATATTAACATTATAAATATAATATAAGAAAAATTATGGCCACTCCAGCAACAAGAGAAACATTAAAACAATACGCTTTACGATCATTAGGTAAACCTGTTATAGAAATTAACGTGGATAATGACCAAATAGAAGATCGTTTAGATGAAGCTTTACAATTTTATGCTCAATATCACTATGATGGTATTAGACGAACATATTTAAAATATCGAGTTACATCACAAGACAAAGCCAGATTACAAGCTTCTTTAGGTACAACAGAAACGGCCACTAAAAATTCCGTTTCATCTACTTGGTATGAAGGAAGTAATTTTTTAGTAGTTCCTGAAACTGTTATCGGTGTAACTAATATATTTCCATTTTCAGATAAAGCTAGTATGAATATGTTTGACGTAAGATACCAATTACGTTTAAATGACCTTTACGATTTTGCTTCAACATCTATTATTAATTATGATATGGTGTTAAGACATTTAGATTTCTTAGATCAAATATTAGTAGGTATAAAACCTATACGATTTCAACAACATGACAATAGATTATATATTGATATGGATTGGGTACACGATTTAGAAGTTGGAGAATTTTTAATTATAGACTGTTATCGTAAATTAGATCCAACAACATATACAGACGTATTTAATGACCAATGGTTGAAAAGATATGTTACGGCATTATTTAAAAAACAATGGGGTGCTAATTTAAGTAAGTTTGACGGTGTTACAATGCTTGGTGGAGTTAAATTAAATGGCGAAAGAATTTATACTGATGCAATTACAGATATTGAAAAATTAGAAAAAGAAATAAGAGATAGTTTTGAATTAGCTCCAGCATTTTTGGTGGGGTAATATATGGTTATAATGAATCCATATTTTCAATCAGGAGACGGTATAGGTAACCGTTCAGAACAAAGATTATTTGAAGATTTAATTATTGAAGGTTTGAAAATTTATGGTAATTTAATTTATTATATACCTAGAGTTTTGGTTAATAGAGATTTAGTTTTAGGCGAAGATACTTCAAGTAAATTTAAAAATGCTTTGGCTGTAGAAATGTATTTTGAAACTACAGAAGGCTTCTTAGGTCAACAAGAATTAATTAATAAATTTGGATTAGAAATACGTGAAGATACTACATTCATGGTTTCTAAAAGAAGATTTGAAGAATTTGTAAGTTCACGTACAGATTTAATCGCAACAGGAAGACCTAATGAAGGAGATATTTTATATTTTCCTTTAATGAATAGTTTTTTTGAAATACAATTTGTTGAAGATCAAGAACCATTTTTTCAATTAGGCAATTTACCAGTTTATAAATTAAGAGTAACTCGTTGGGAATACAGTTCAGAAGAATTGAATACAGGCGTAACAGAAATAGATGACACAGAAACAGAATATTCATTAAATCTTTTAATCAATAAATTTACATTAGAAGATGAAACTGGTTCGTTGTTATTAGAACAAGACCAATCATCAGGACAACCAAACTTTTTATTAAATGAAGAAGCCTCAACAACTACAACAACAGTGGCCACTCAATCTTCTTATGCACAAAATTTAGATTTAGATACGTCCGCTGGTTTTGATACCGCTTCTACAGCTGACGATATATTAGACTTTACAGAAAGAAACCCATTTGGAGAAATTGATTAATGTTTGGTAATTTTTTCTATAATGAAGGAATGCGAAAGATCATAATTGCATTTGGTCAATTGTTTAACAATATAGTTATTCAATCAACGTCAAGTACAGGTGCAGTTACAAAAAGAATTAAAGTGCCTTTAGCATATGCACCAAAAGAAAAATTTTTGGTAAGATTAGATCAACAACCTCAATTAGATGATCGTAGTTTTGCGATTACATTACCTAGATTAGGATTTGAAATTTCAGGTCTAGCATATGATGCTACAAGAAAACTAACAAGAGTACAAAAATTTAAACAAGTTAAAACAGGAGAAGATGGCAAAGTTCTTAATTTTAATTATGTACCTGTGCCTTATAATATTAGTTTAAATTTATATGCCTTTACAGCTACAGCTGAAAATGGTCTACAAATAGTAGAACAAATACTTCCTTTCTTTCAACCAGATTATACTGTGACAGTAAATGTTTTACCTGCTTTAAATATAAAAAGAGATATACCTATAATTTTAAATAGTATATCATATGAAGATAGTTATTCAGGTGATTTTACGACTCGTAGGGCCGTTATATATACCTTAAACTTTACTGCCAAAACATATTTGTTTGGGCCTATGTCCAATCAAGGTGTTATTAAAACTGTACAATCAGATATTTACACTGATACGGATTTAACTACGGCAAAAAGAGAAGAAAGAATTGTGGTAGTACCTGACCCTACTACAGCTGACGCTGATGATGATTTTGGATTTACAACAACAATTACTTCTTTTACAGACGGTAAGAAGTATAATCCAACGACTGATACTGATGTTTAATTATGACAAAACTAGAAGATAAAGTAAACGAAATACTTGGCATAGAACCTGATAATAAACCTACATTAGAGTCTTTAATAAAGGTAGAAAATCCTTCAGTTCCTAGAATAGAAGATACAAACAAATCTGATATAGATAACGATTACAAATATAGTAGAGATAATTATTATGATCTTATACAAAAAGGCCAAGAAGCAATTGAAGGTATATTAGAAATTGCAAAAGAAGGCCAACACCCACGTGCATACGAAGTAGCAGGCCAGTTAATTACCAACGTTGCACAAACAGTAGATAAGTTACAAGATTTACAAAAGAAATTAAAAGATTTAAAAAATCTACCTAAGACAGCAAATCAAAATATTAAAAATGCTTTGTTTGTAGGTTCTACTGCTGAATTACAAAAAATGTTAAAAAAAGAAAATGAAAATATTAAAAGCACAATCATTAAATCCGAAGAAACAGATATTTCGAATAAGTGATTTAACTTATATAGATAGAATGACTCCTTTAAAAGAGTTATTGAATGGTGAAGATATGATAGAACCTATTGAGATAATGAAACACGAACAATCTAAAAATTTAAGATTAGGTGCGAATGGTGTTAATTTTGTTGAAAAGAAGTATAGTGTATGGAAAGGTAGTCAACGAATACAGGCCGCATTACAATTAGGTTATACACATATTGAAGGAATTATAATTAATGAATGAAGTCTATCTAGGTAATCCAAATCTTAAAAAAGTAAATGTAACTGTAGAGTTTACGCAAGAACAAATTATAGAATTTGAAAAATGTTCTAAAGACCCTTTATACTTTATACAAAACTATGTAAAGATAGTTTCACTTGATTTAGGTTTAGTGCCTTTCAAAATGTATAACTTTCAAAAAGAAATGGTTGGCACCATGCATAACAACCGTTTTACTATATGTAAATTACCAAGACAATCAGGTAAATCAACAACAATTGTATCTTATCTATTACATTATGTTCTCTTTAATCCAAATACTAACGTTGCTATACTTGCAAACAAATCATCTACAGCAAGAGATATATTAGGCCGTTTACAATTGGCCTACGAGAATATACCAAAGTTTTTACAACAAGGTGTATTAAATTGGAACAAAGGTAATATAGAATTAGAAAACGGCAGTAAAGTTGTGGCCGCTGCAACATCTTCAAGTGCAATTCGAGGAGGTTCTTATAATATAATCTTCTTAGACGAGTTTGCTTTCGTACCAGCCACTATTGCAGAACAATTTTTTAGTTCGGTGTTTCCTACAATTTCTTCTGGTAAAAGTACAAAAATGATTATTGTTTCTACACCTCACGGTATGAATATGTACTATAAGTTATGGACAGACGCTGTTAATAAACAAAACGATTATATACCTATTGATGTACATTGGTCAGAAGTTCCAGGCCGAGATGAAAAATGGAAACAAGAAACAATACGAAATACAAGTCCTGAACAATTCCAACAGGAGTTTGAGTGTGAATTTTTAGGTTCAATAGATACTCTTATTAGTCCTACAAAAATTAAATCTACACCTTATATTAAACCTTTACAGTCACAAGGTGGTTTAGATATATTTGAAAAACCTGATAAAAGTAAAATATATGTTTGTACTGTTGACGTGTCAAGAGGTCTTGCAAAAGATTATTCGGCCTTTATTGTATTTGATGTAACTCAAATGCCTTATCGTGTTGTGGCCAAATATCGTAACAACGAAATTAAACCTTTAGTTTTTCCGAATGTAATCGAACAAACTATAAAAGGATATAATCACGCTCATACATTAATTGAAGTAAATGATATAGGTGGTCAAATATCAGATGCATTGCAATTTGATTTAGAGTACGACAATCTACTGATGACTACACAAAGAGGTAGAGCTGGTCAAGTATTAGGAACGGCCTTTAGTGGTAGAGGCAGTCAGTTAGGTATTCGTATGACTAAACAAATTAAAAAAATAGGTTGTTCTAATTTAAAAACTATTATTGAAGCTGATAAAATAGTTATAAATGATTTTAATATTATAGAAGAAATGTCTACTTTTTCACGTCAACACAATTCTTGGAAAGCAGAAGAAGGTTGTAATGACGATTTAATGACTTGTCTGATTATATTTGGCTGGTTATCTAATCAACCTTATTTCAAAGAATTAAGTAATTCTGATGTACGTTCTAAACTATACGAAGATCAAGCCAATATCATAGAACAAGATATGGCTCCCTTTGGTTTTATAGATGACGGTACACCAGAAGAAGATAAACCCTTTAAAGATGAGTATGGAGAAACGTGGCATCCAGTAGTTAGAAAAGGTGAGAATTAGTACAAAATAAGCATTTTATAAATAGATGTATATGAAATTTTGACTATGGCCGTATGAATAATACGAATGTTGAATTATATGAAACAATTAGCTAATTTATAAAAAGGAGAAAACCGAAATGGCATTTCAAGTATCACCAGGTGTTCTCGTACAGGAAAGAGACTTAACAAGAATTATTCCAGCAGTATCAACGTCAGTTGGTGCTTTTGCAGGAGAGTTTAGAAAAGGTCCTTTAGATGAAATCATAACGGTTTCTAGCGAACAAGAGTTAGTAGAAACGTTTGGTAAGCCAGACTCAAATAACTTTGAGGATTTTTTTAGTGCTGCCAATTTCTTACAATACTCTAACGCATTAAGAGTAGTACGAGCACAAAATTCTTCATTATCAAATGCAACTGCTTCAGGCAGTACGTTTGTTATAAAGAACGAAACAGATTATATTAATAACTTTGCAACAGGCCAAGGATCAGTTGGCGAGTGGGCTGCTAGAACAGCAGGCGCTTGGGGAAACAATTTACTTGTTTCTATATGTCCTTCAGCAGCTGCATACGAAACAACAGTAGTAACAACTTTAGGTACAGCTGCCGTAGCAGGTGCAACTACAGTAGCAGTTGCAAGTGGAACAAATATCGCCGTAGGTGATATTATTAATTTTTCTACTACAGCTTTAACA